AACGCGGTACTTGTCGATGTCGAGCTCCTTGCCGGCCTCGATGACGTTATCGCTGTCCATGGCCTTGACCTGAGTCCAGAAGGCACGCTCGGCTTTATGTTTCTCTACGAGCTTTGCGTTGTGGTCCTGGAGATACTTGATAATTTTCGAAGCGTTGTATCCCTTCTTCTGGAGCTTGTGTATGGACTGCTGCACCTCAAGAAGCTCAGATTTGCTGAGCTTGTCTGAAGACTTGATGAGATACTCATCTTCAGTAGTCTGATTAAATTTCCAGAAGTCTGTGAATTTCATAAATTAAGGTAGACCCAAGATAGCCTCGTAATGGTCAATGACCGTAGGCACCGGGCTATAGGCTATAGCTATTGACGTAACCACATATTCGATGCCATTAGGTGTGAGAACTCGGTCTTCTTCCTGGAGCGCATAGGCAGACTGGTAGTACATGATTCCGCTCGGCGTAGGACGCTCTCCAGTCTGACCCCACTTAAGCTCGTTCGCATTGAATGCCAATCGAACCGGCATGGCCGTATAGACAATCGCCCATCCAGTACCACTCGTAGGCTGGCCATAGGTAGGGTTCCCCAGAGAGTCCGTCCCTGTGGATGTTCGTCGTGAAACATTTACATTGACGTTAAAAAGTCCGTTGAACATTAGATTATGACCGGCATGTTGCTGATATACGGCTCAAGCATTCGCTCGATTCGCTCTCGCAGATATGTCTTCTTGCCGAAGTTAATAGAGAACGTCTGCATCGTGTAACCTGTCGCCCCTAGAGCATTAGCCTGTGCCTGGCCCAAGGTTTCTCCTACCATGAGGATGACGCATTCCTTGATGGTTCGAGGGATAGATTCATTAGAGGTGAAGTCTGCGGTGATAGGTCCCGTGGGAGCGCTATTGAAGGTTACAAGGCCATTTGGATAGTCGATTGTGTATGCGCTCGCAGGCTGTATCGTGCCATTGGCATAGATGTTCACCGTCTGACTAGGAGCCCAGAGCTGGAAGTAAAGAGGTGCCTGGAAAATCGTAGTGCTTGAGCTTACAGCCGGAAGGGTGAGCGCCGTATAGGCTGTGCCGTAGCCGAAGGTGTAGTTGGTCCATACGACGCCGAGAGGAGTCTTGTCTACAAGTTCTGCCGGCATAGGTGAGCCCGCTCCAGTTCCAGCATTGGATAGAAGAGGAACGATTCGGTAATAGCCATAGTCAGGGAAGTCCTGGAGATATCCTGACTGAGGCTCGGTGTCAATCTGGATGAACCACTTGAGGACCTGGAGGTAGATGGTATTGATATTCGTATAAGGCTTGTTCTGGAGAACGACCGTAACGAGCTGAGGGTTAAAAGGACGAACCGAGATGCCGGTCTTCGTCTCGTCGATGGTCTGCGTGTCGAACCATCGTCGGCACATGCCGTTTATCTCCGCTGAAGCAGCGAGGAGTAGGTAGTCGAGACGGCCGGAAGTATACACCGCGCTGGATGTACTGATACCGAGGCCGGCTGCAACTTCAGTCGTCAAGAACTCCGCCTTGGATAGATACGGATTATCGACGGCGATAGCTTTAGGCTTCCCCGACGGGGTATTACTCGGCGTCTGGAAGAAACCGGATTTAGGTGCTGTAGGCATGGCTAGATGAGCTTAGAGGCGGTGATGACATCAGAGATATCTACCTCTGGCCAACCAGCTTTCAAAAGAGACTTCCGAACTTCCATCTCAGATATGCCTTTCTTGAGAGCAGCGATGGGGTTATCGACGATATCGACTTTATCCCGACTCTGATTCATCTTCATGTACTTTTCCGTGAATTGACTCATATATAATTATACTTCCAAAGGTCTGAAAAACGTTTAAAGATGCTTCTCTAGAGCGTCATGGAACATCTCTATCTTCTGCTCCCAGAGCCAATTATCGCGGACATGCTGAGCAGCGTTCCTGCCCTTCTCCTTCACCTCGTCCTGGTGCTCATAGGCATAGCGTAGGAGCTCGACGAGATGGTCCTCTGAAGGCTCTGCCCAGTCTCCACAGTCCTCCTTATAGACGGTCTCTGAGAAGTCTTTGGCCGGT